CTGAATGTCGTGTGGGAGTTGTTAATGCGCGCCGGAGAAAAGAAACTTGACCCGCCACTCTATCTTTTAGACAACGGGACTTTGGGAGGGGATACTCTTAACACGTCGCCCCGGGCTATCAATGTTTTCAATGTTCTAGGTGTCGGTGAAAGAAGCCCCGTCGGACAGCTCTTTGATGTAGGGCTGTTGCAAGACATTTACCCAATCGCTGAATCTCTCGTAAAGGATATTACCCAGGCGTTCTATATCGACCGACTGATGGATTTCAACAACGAAGCGCGGATGACGCTCGGGGAGACACAGATCCGTGATCGTATCCGTGGCGAGGGTTTATCCTCTGCTTTCAAGCGCCAGGAGTCTGAGTGCTTCAGCCGCTTTGTTAGTACAGCTTTTAACATGCTTCTTGAAGACGGGCTTGTTGGTGTTCTGCGTAATACACCCCAAGAGAAGCGTATTCTTGATGCCGGCCTTGTGCCTCTCTATATTCCGCCGGATGTAGCGCGGGCTATGCAGCGCGGACAGAAGGTTTACAATATCAAATACATCTCTCCGGCGAGTCGTATCATGCGCACAGAAGAGTTACAAGGGCTTGTCCAGGGCCTCGATATATCTATGGGGGCTGGTCAAGCGATGCCAGAATTAGCCGATAATTTTGACGCTGATGTTATTGCTCGCAAGATCCATGAACTTTGCGGTATCGACGAAGAAGTCCTAAGGGACACCAAGACCATACAAACAATAAGAGACGCCCGCGCACAGATGCAGCAGCAACAGCAACAGATAGCTCAGGCCCAAATGGCTGCCGATGTAAGCATGAAAGTCAGCCAGGCTCAGAGCATGCGTGAAGGGGCGATCTCGGGAAGGCCCCGTGGCTGAAGAAAATAAACAAACCCGTACCGCCGATGAAACCATTGTTCGCGCAATAAATGAAGTAGCGTCCACTAAACAAGGACGTATCTTTCTTCGTTGGCTCGCCAACCGCTGTTTCCAGAACCGCAGCACCATCGTAGGGTCGCCCGAAAGTCACGAAATAAATCCGCTCGGCTCCGTCGCTAATGCGTACGTCCAACGCCTTTACCAAGACATACATCGGGTCATCAAACCCGAGATCCGTATTAAAATTGAATACCCACACCTAAATCAAGACGAATAAGGAGAAGCTATGTTAAGACTGTATCGCAACACCGAAGGGGCTGATGGCAATGGTGCGCCGCCAGCAAGCACAACCGCCCAAGTTGATAACCAAAATAATCCGCCGGCTCCAGCATACACGCCCCCATCTCTTGATATGGCGACGGCGTTACCGCCCGAGTATCGTGAGAAGCCGGCATTTAAGGGCAAAGACTTTGTAACCCTTGTGAAGGAACACGACAATCTCCAGACCCTTCTTGGCCAGCGCCCTGCGGGAATCCCGACAGATAAAGCGACGCCAGAGGAGTGGGACAAGTTCTTAGGAACAATTCGCCCTAAGGACTCCAGTGAGTATCAGTTTCCTGAGACCGAGTTTTCTAAGGCTCAGGCTAGAAGCCCAGAGTACGAGAAGGCTCTCCGGGAGATCATGTCTGAAGCCGGGATGACCAAACACGGGTTTCCGAAAGCGGTTGCCAAGATCGAGGGTATTCTTGGCGAAGCAAGAAAGCAAGCCGATGCCAAAGCTGAGGCGGAGAAAACCGCCCGCGAAACAGAGTTTGAAGGGCTTTTGGATAAGTCTTTTGGTACCCAGAAGCAGGCGGTTCTCGATCGCACCAAGTCTTTGATGGCTGAGGTTGTCAATCCCGCGCATAAGGACACCGTATCTAAAGCTCTCGACGGCATCTCGAATGAGGCTCTTTTTGCCTTTACCCAGGTACTTGAAGGGGTGCGCGCTAAGTATATCACCGAAGATAACCCTCCTGGAAACGGCACTCCTGCGGGTGCAGACTTAGCAGGGATGCAGGCGGAAGCTGAAAGCCTTATGAAGAGCCCGGCGTACCGGGATTTTCGCGACGCAAGCCACGAGGCCACAAAGGCGAAAGTTCAGAGTTTGTTTCAAAGGATTGCTGTCTCGAGAAAATAATATAGAAATTGACTTGACATAAGTTTTCAATTTTTGTATTCTAAGAACGTCCGGGGAGTCCTAAGGGATCCGGGGTAAAGCCTACCTATGGCGACACGTCCAGCGGAGCTGGGGAGCGTACCTTAAAAGTTTAAGGCGTCATTAAAAATAGGAGGCTATCATGGCCGCACAGATCGAAACAGCCAAGGTAATTCAGTTTTCCTCGGCCGTCCACCTTGCCGCACAGCAGATGAAAGCGCGTTTTGCGCCCCTGTTTGAGGTCAAGCAGTTGACGGGTAAGCAGTATGCGTATGATGGAATCGGTTCTATCGAAGCGCAGGAATTAAATGGCCGCTTTAACGCGGTGACGTTCTCTGATCTTAAGGTTACACGCCGGAAGATCGGTCGTCGTCGTTTTTCCCTCACCCTCCCGTTTGACGAGGATGATGCGTCGACGGTACTTATCAATCAGGAAGCAGAATACAGTCGCGCTTGTGCAATGGCGATGGCACGTGTTTATGATCGTATCGGTGTCGAGGCGGCCTTGGCTTCTGTGTATACCGGCGAAGATATGGACACGGCTGTTGCGTTTGCGACAGACGGCGGCTCTACTGTCACAGCCACGGCGGGCTTGACATACGAAAAGCTCCTGGAGATCATCCAGAACTTCATCAACAACGATGTCGGAAACGACATGATGGAGGATTTCATCTTCTGTATCTCCGGCGATGAACACACAGCCTTGATGCAGGAACTCGAATTGACGTCAGGTGATTATAGCCGCGACTACAATGTCGAAAAGGGATCCATCCAAAACGTTGTAGGCATGAAGCTCATCAAGTTTGCAGCCAATGCGACGAACCCGGTCTTGAATGTGGCCGCAGGCGTCCGCAGTTGTATCGCAATGAGTACTCGCGGGTTGTGTTTCGCGATGCCGAAGCAGTTTGAGATCAAGGTTCAGGAACGTACCGACCTCGTGCAGACGAAGCAGGTGCAGGTTAACTGGACGCTTGGTGCGGTTCGTACTGAAGGCGTACTTGTTCAGAAAGTTACAACGACCGACTAATCCTCGGCGCAACCATAAGGAGTGATATATGGCTTTTACATGGGTAGACGCTAACGTTGCGGCCGGCAAATTGACAGACGCTGTCAAGTCGAGCGGTTGCAAAGAAAAGATTCGCTGTATTACTTTTGAAACGTTCGCGGCAGATAATGCCGGGGATGTTAAGGCGCTGTTCCGCGTTGGCGCACATGAAATCCCGGTCGAGGGTTGGCTGGTCTCTGATGCGATCGCTGGGGCTACGGATATCGACATCGGCTTTTATCGCGATGACGAAACCGTCGTAGATAAAGACGCTCTTGCTGATGGGTTGAACCCGTCTGCCGGTATCGCGTGGGCTTCACGCCTTGACGCTCTTGCGGCGTTGGGTGTTGAGGAACGCGGCGTCCGTAAGATGTATGAGATCGCAGGCGATGTTGCGACAGGGGATGTTATCGGTAAGTTGCCGAATGACTCCTACGTCGTGGCAGTCACGCTGGTCTCCGAAGTCACGGCCGCGGCCACGATGACAGTTTGTCTTCGTACCATCGAGCCGTAAAAAGAAGTTGTTTTGCTCTTAAAAGGGCGCACGTGAGTATATCGCTTGCGTGCGCCCTCTCATCTTTGGAGGCTTTATGGCCCGTCCCAATTCCAACGTTGCAATCTGCAACCTGGCTCTTGATCTTATCAAGGAAACTCCTATTACGTCGCTTTCTAGCCCTACAGACGTCAAGGCTGCGGTTTGCGCGCGCTGGTACGATCTTATCAGAGAGACTTTGTTGAGTGCGTATAACTGGAACTTTGCGTTGCGGAGTCGTGCAATTCAACGCGGCGGTACGCCTGAGGTGTCTAGCTATTCAGATTATTACCCTTTCCCGAACGACTTTTTAAAACTCCGTGCGATAATCGACCCGACAAGGCCGCTTGATACTCGAGAATTTGAGATTCAGGGTAAACAGCTTTTTTACAACAACGGAGGCGACACGTCTATTGATATATGGTACACCAAAGACGAGACCGACGTAGCACTGTATCCCGGGTTATTTATTAAGCTATTCTCTGAGGAGCTGGCTATTATTTTAGGAAAAAAACTTACCGCCCGGCCGTCTATCATTCAGTTAATTGATAAAGAGCGTGCCGAGACGCGCCGTATGGCTAGGGCTATGGACGGACAGATGAGACCGCCGCGCAGATACGAGAGCAGTAAGATCGTCAACGCGGGGCTTAACCCGGCCGCGGCGCGTGTTGTTGCCGGCGATTACGAGTTTGACTTCGAGGCAAACTAATGTTCGAACAATTTATCTCTAACTTCTCAGCCGGCGAAGTATCCCCCGAGATCTATGGGCGATTCGATTCGGAGCTGTATAAAAACGCGCTGAAGAAGGTCGAGAACTTCATTTGTTTGACCCAAGGGGCTGCGTTGTTCCGGGGTGGTTCGACGTACATGCACCCGACCAGGCAGAATAAGACGGCGCGTATCGAGAGATTTCGGTATAACGACGAGGAGGTCTACGTCCTTGAGTTTACCGACGCGAAGTTGCGTATCTATGAAGACACTGCACTAACTCTCTCCCCAACAGCTAAGAACATCACTGCGGCCACAAAAGCGGCAGCCTGCTCGTTGACTATTACAGGTCACGGGTGGGCAACAGGGGATGAGATTTACATATCCGGCGTTGTTGGAATGACTCAATTAAACGGCCGGTTCTTTCGTGTAGTTAAGATTGACAATGATACCGTCACCCTTAAAGACCTATTTAATGTGGCTGTTAATAGCACGGCGTTCACAACTTACGTCTCAGGTGGCACCGGGACAATCGTGTATGAGGTGACGTCGCCGTACTCAGAAGCAAATCTTGACACCTTTCAGTTTGACCAAGAAGGCAACATCGCGTATTTTGCCAGTGGGCTTTACGCCCCGTATGTACTAACACGGGTGAGCGCTACAGAGTGGACATTTGCTACTTACTCCCGAACGGCTGATCCGTTTACTGGAGCGGGTAAATACCCAAAAGCAGTGTGCTTCTTTGAAGGGTGTGTATACTTTGCGGGGTCTGTAGATAATCCGAATCGGGTATGGCGCAGCAGAGGGCCAGACGATACCGGGGCGACACGACACGACGACTTTACGACTGGCAGTGACGCAGATCATGCTATCATTATCAATCTGTCTGCCGTGCAGGGGGAGATCGCTTTTATCCATTGGATCGAGGGGCTTTCTGATTTTATTGCTTTCGGGACAGAGGGTGGTATTATCGGGCTTGACGGCGGCGGCGATGCCGCGATCACTCCGACGAATTATCGTGTCCGGCCTATTGACCCCGTAGGCGTGCAGAATATATCTCCGGTCACCAACGGGCAGACAATCTTCTACATGCAAAAAGGTAGCCGTACGCTGCGGTCTTTTGAGTACGATCTCGTGGCTGACCGGTACCAGTCTTTCGACCGGTCTTTTTTAGCACCGCATTTAACGAACGGGGGCATCAAGAAGATTGCAATTCAGCGGTGGAAAATAGATATTCTCTGGGCCGTACGAGCTGACGGTGTTCTTTTGGGTCTTACAATTAAGCCCAAGGAGGATGTTTCAGGGTGGCATGTTCATCGGTTTACAGGGGGTAAAGTTATCGACGTCCTTGTTGAGTCGCAAGTGCAGGGGTACGATCGTCTGTACGTTGTGATTGAGCGTGTCATTAACGGGGTGACAACACGCTATGTCGAGTATTTGAATGAGCCCTGGGAGGGCGTTGACCGCAACGACTACTATACCGGGGTGCAGGCTACTGATGAAGCTGCATATCTGACAGCGATGTTTGACGAGCTATCCGAAGTGGTGTACCTTGACGGGAGTTTGTC